TCAATATATGATAAATTTTCTTTGATATAATCAATAACTGTTTTTTCTTTTGTTTTATAATTTCTTGAAATTGGAATATCAGGAAATAAATGCATGAAACAATATCTGCAATAACCATCATACCGTTTATTACCATAAGTATTACACCACGAAGATTTACATTTAGGATGTCTAATATCAATCGTTCCTGTTAATTTACACCTAGAACAATATTTTGCTATTTTTTCTCCGGATATAGCAAAATATGCTTGTTTATAATTACATATAATACATTTAGGATTTATAATATCAATCATTCCAGGTAATTTACATCCGGAACAATATTTTGCTATTTTTTCATTAGACAAGGCAAAACAAGGTATTTTATAATTACAAATAATACATTTAGATGATATAATATTTATCATATTATCTAATTTACAAATTACACAATATTGAGCTTTTGTTTCACCAACAATTGCAAAATATGGTCTTTTAATATTACATATTATACATTTAGGATTTATAATATCAATCATTCCTTTTAATTTACAATCACTACAGTATAATGCTTTTTTATCATCTTGCATTCCAAATGATGGTCTTTTTATATTACATATGATACATTTAGAATGTATAACATCAATCATATTGTCTAATTTACAATTATAACAGTATAATGCTTTGGTTTCTTCTTTATAGTTATATAAAGCTTGTTTTTTACAATTATTTCCTTTACACATATATAATTTTATAAATTGTATGAATTATATATAAATATCATTTTTTTAATGACAATATATTTTTAAAAATTATCTAACATCCAGAGATAAATTAATATTTGGATTATTTATGTTATTACCTGTAATACGTCCTATTGATTATTTAAGAATGATGATAATTGATAAAGAACCATTAACAGAAGATAAGATATTAATACATAAAAGAAATAACTATTATTATAATAAAACATTTTATTATAACAGAACAAAAACAAAAGAAATACAAAAAATAACAGTTCCTGATGAATTAGATATATTAATAAAAAATTTAATATATTATCTTCATTTTATGGGATAAATCAAATAGAATGTCAATATCATTTATTAGAAATTAAATAATAATTTAACAAAATGGTAGTTCAGTAAATGGTAATATATATTCATTAAATAATTGTTTAATAAAAAAGAAAGATATTTGGTCTTGAATTCCACATTCTTGAATGTGATTATACCAAGTATTATTAATATCAATTATTTTTTCATGTTTCATATTTCTAATTAAAAACCCACATGCACAATGATTAGTTGTTGTTTCACTCAAACCATTATTAATCTGTCCATTTATATAATTAATGTATTTTTCTTTTTGTAAATAATATCTATGTTGTAATATACTTTCATTATATTCATTCCATATATTATCATTAATAAACCAATGTTTACGTAATAATAAGGCATAATTTTCTTTAATAAAATATTTATCAATAAATATTTCAACAAATGTTTCAGAAACTTTATCTAATTTACTATCTAAAAAACATAAATAATCATAATTTTTTAATTCTTTATATTCATGAGGTTTTGTTTTAATATGTTTTCCAATCATACAACTCTCAATAATATTATCTATTGTAGGTATATTATGAAAAATTGCAATCCAATTGGTATTTTTCAATTCTTTAATTAATTTAATATTATTTGTATAATAATAACATTTATATTTTATTGATGGTATTATTGGAATAGCAAATGCGGGATTATTATCATCTCCGTAAAAATATGTATAAAATGCTAAATTCATATATTATATATATAGTTTTTTAATTAATATAAATATATTTAAAGACATTAATAAGAATTCTTTAAATACATTTATATTAATTTTAATATTAAAATTAGATGGACTTAATAATTAAAAATGGTAGAGAACAATATATAAATCCGCATAAATTATCAAAATATCCAAAAATATTTATTGGTACATATTGGAATAGGCATTCATTTGATAATTTTGAATTAAATGAAGTTCAATATCTTATTAAAAACAGAGATTTATTGGTAGAGACATTTAAAATAAAATCTAATATTTGTTCTACAAAAATACCTAAATATATTTTAAAACAAACAATTATTTATAATCACAATAATATTTTAAATGATTATAGAGACCATATAGAATATTATAAAACAAAAGACAGAGATATATTATCAGTATTTTCAATATATGTATCACCAGACGATAATATAATAAACGAATTATATAAAAATAATGGTTATAGAATATTTGAACCAATATATGATAAAAATATAAATACATATTTTAAACTTATTAAAAAATAATGACTATATCTAGATTATCTTCAATTGTATAATTATTTTTATTTATAAAATGTATTTAAAGAGATTAATAAGAATTCTTTAAATAAGATAATGTCATTAAAATTAATTGGTTCAATGTCAATAATAGCAATTGTATATTATTATGCTAGTAAAACAGGATATGAGATATGGAAAGCAAAATTAAAAGATTTTAATTAAATAAAAACTTTAAGATTATAGACAATAGCTTTAATTCTTTGTATTAGTTCTTTATGTTTTTTATTAATTTTATTTTTAATAATATCATTATCATCATTACAATATCCATTATCAAACATATAATGAAGATATTCAATTAATTTATTATTAGTTGAAAAATTATCTACTAATAATTCACATAAACAATTACTTATTTCACTTATGAATTTAGGATAAATATCACTATCATAATAACTATTCCATTTATTATTACCTACATGTATTTCAGAAAATGTAGACCTTAAATTAGTTTTTTTAATACATCTATTTTCTGGATTATCTAATATTTTTTTTGTATATAATGATAATACGTCTTCTTCTTTAATTTTTAATAATATATTAATAAATTCTAAATTAATATGGTCTGTTTTTACTAAAAAGTATTTAAAGAGATTAATAAGAATTCTTTAAATATTATAATATGAAATTTTAGATTTTAAATAGAAAAGGATTGTTTTTAAAACTCCTCTTTTGCTCTTTTATTTTAAATATATATATGAATTTATGATAATATATATATTATAAATGTCATTAAAACCTTATGAATGCTCGTTATGTTTATATAAAACTGATAAAAAATTTAATTTAAATCGTCATATGGTGTCAAAACACAATGATATAATAAATAATAATGTTGTGTCATTTGATAATGATGTTATGTCAAATGATAATAGTGTTGTGTCAAGCGAAGATAATATAAAAGAAAATGAAAATAAATGCAGTAAATGTAATAAATTATATAAAACAAAAAAATTTTTAATTAATCATCAAAAAAGTTGTAATGGGTTAAGTGTTTTAACTTGTCCTAAATGTATGTTTACTTTTACATCAAGATTTTCAAAATCAGCACATATTAAAAAAAATAATTGTAAAGCAAAAAGTATTATTCATGGAATTAATCCTGATGTTAAAAATGAAACAAATATTAATGGTGATTATAATACTATTAATATTAATAATATTACTAATAATTATATTAATAATTATGGTTCAGAAAGAACAGACCATATAACATATGATGATATATTAAAAATAATATTTGATAGTTGTGATTATATTATACCTAAATATATAGAATTAAAACATTATAATAAAGATTTTCCAGAAAACCATAATATCAAATATGATAAAATTAAAGGTTGTACTATTAAAGATGATGGTAAATGGAGTGTAGCAGATATAGATTATATTTCAGATAATTTATTTAATAAAAATTCAGATGAATTAATAAAAATTTATAATAATTATAAAAAAGATATTGACCTTATAATTAAGAAAAAAGAAGAAAATGATGTAAAAAAAGAATTATTTCAATATATATATCTAAGATTTAATTATTTAGATTTATCTGAAAATAAAAAGATGTTTAATAATATTAAATCTCAAATTAAAAATATAATTAAACATAATAATTTTATATAATATTCAGGATAATTAAAAAATGATATTATAATTTATTTTTATTTTTCTTTATAAATGGAAGATAAACTAATATTATTTTCTAGTTCTAAAGATAATAATATTAGAATGAATTTATTAATAATGATGATGAATATTTAGAATTAAATAAAATTAAGAATTTTAGAAGTTACTGTTCCCGTTATAACATTTGTTATATTTTTAAAATTACCAAAACTTATATGTCCTGATGTTGGTATAGTACTTAATCTAGTAGTATTATATATATATATATATATATATATATAATGAATGTGCCTATATTTTTAAGTAATTATATTTATAGTGGACAAGGAAATGTTCGTAATCAAATTTTTTATTATTACTTATATATTACAATATCATATTATACAAGTAATAGTACTCTAATTCAATCATATGAACATGTATATTATAAAATGGACAATGTACTAGAAACAAGAGATCAAGATACAGGTATATGGGAATATAATGATACAACTACTACATATGATACTTTTAATTTACTTACTGTTCCAACCGGAACTCCAATAGGATATACTGATTATTGGAATAGTCAGTCTAATGGTAGTGGAACTACATATAATTCTGGTTCTACATATAATGCGGGTGGTAGTACTACATCATTTAATTTATTTGTAAAACGAATTATAAATAGTTATAATTTAACATTTGATTATCAAGGTAAAGGAACAAATTCTACTACATCTCAAAATTATAATACTTTATTATATTTCCCATCTGTTACTGAACCTGCAGGATATACTTTTCTTGGTTGGAGCAAATTTGCTACTTCGGGAACATATAATGTTGCAAATATGTATTTTTATATGCCAGTATCAGATATAACTTATTATGCTGGTTGGCAAGCAAATACATATGGGGTAATTTTCTTATATAATGGAGGAGCACTATCCTCATATACCGGAACAATGATAACATATACATCATATTCAATAGTATTATCTATAGTATATGGTACAGTTTTAACTTTTCCAATACTATTTAAAAGTGGTTATAAATTAGTTTCATGGTTAGATGAAACTGATGGTAATCCATCAACAAACCGAAAAACTACAACAACTATAACATATTTATATGCAAAAAATAGTACATATACAGCACAATGGGCACCTTTATATACATTAACATTTAATTCAAATGATAAAGGACAAGGAAAAGTAATATCAGATATTCTTGGTGCAAGTTCACAACTTGCTCCAACTTTAAAAGCAGTTGGATACACATTTAATGGTTGGTATACTGACCAAGCAACATTAAATTTTGCAGTTAATGGAGGAACAAATTATACAATGCCATCCGCAAATACAACTTTATATGCTAAATGGACTGATAATACACTAATAAGATTATCAGATTTGTTAAATACTTATGGAAATATTAATACAGGAAATTCAACAACTTCAATAAGTGAATATCAAAATATACTTGGAATAACAGCATCTACTAGAACTTCTTTTAATACTAATTTAAAAGGAAAAGGACCAGCACCTTCATAAATATTATTAAACTAATATTTCTTATTCATTTAAAGATATTTATATCTAGTAATTCTCTATTATTATAAAATTTATTTATATTCATTTTGATTAATTCTATTATTTCTTCTATCGTTTTTTCTTCTGTTTTTTCTATTAAACACATTTTCGCCATTTTTATATAAAATTCTTTTGAACTTATTTTTAATTTTTCTATACCATTATAATTATTTTCAAATGGTATACAATAAAACGGTATTTTTGACATATCCGGTTCTGGTATATTTATTGATTCTATCTCATATGGTAAATCTTTATTAGAACCTGATTTAATATATGAGACTAAATATTTCATTGAAATTGAATCGTGAAAAACTACTTCATTTCCTATTTCATTATCAATATTATTAATTATATTAACTGCTTTATCTAAATCCCAACTAAAAAAAGTATTAGTTTCATTAATCCAACCATTATAATCTCTGATATTTATATGATAATTCTTTTGTTCTAATAATTTTTTTGAAAATATTAAAATATTATCATTTGAAAATAATGGTTCATTATGAATATTATTTTTAGTAATTAATGAAAAGAAAACACCTGGAAATTGATGTTCTGCATTTTCTAATTTAGATGGGATTAAATCAGTTATATCATTAATATCAAAAGGATTATCCACAGAATGAATTAAATATAAAATATCATCCATTGATATAAAGAGATTCATAAGATTTCTTTAAATATCATTAATATTCATTTTCATTTGAATTAAATATAAAATATCATCCATTGATATAAAGAGATTCATAAGATTTCTTTAAATATCATTAATATTCATTTTCATTTGAATTTAATATATGTATTTAAAGAATTTATTATTTAGAGATTTAAATAAATATATTAATATTATTAATTATATGGATTATCTTAATGAATTTGATAATTAAAAACAACTTAAACTTCTTTTTTATAATTTTAAAAGTATTTAAAGAAATATTATTAATCTCTTTAAATATAAAATCTAATAGTCGTTTAGAAGAATCCAATGATAATAAAAAGATTTAAAATAACATATTATATTTAATTATGTTTTTAATTTCATTTTTAATATTATTAAATAATGATTTATTTAGATATAAATCTAAATAATTTAATCTTGAATATATAAATTCCAATAGTTCAATATTCATTATTTTTTCTTCAATATCCTTTTTTTGGTTATTGTAATAATTCCTTAATTCATATGAATTTTTATCAAATAATTTATTACTTATTATATCTAAATTTGTTAAACCCCATCTATCATCATTTTTAATTAAACAACCTTTATTTTTTTCATATTTGATATTATGATTTTCTGGAAACTCTTTATTAAAATGTTTTAGTTCAATATATTTTGGAATAATATTATCACCACCACATTTAAAAATATTTATCATATCATCCAATGTTATATAATCTGTTCTTTCATTTCCAAAATTATTAATAATTGTATTATTTATTATATTATTATTATTATTATTACTACTATTAATATATAAACTTGGTTTATATTCATTATCTGTATCTTTATTAACTAAATGTATAATACTTTTTGCTTTACAGTTATTTTTTTTAATATGTCTACTTTTATTACTTGTTGTACTAAATGTATGAAAACATTTTGGACATGTTAAAATATTTAAACCATTACATATTTTTTCATGTTCAATTAAATATTTTTTTGTTTTATAATTTTTATTACATTTTTTACAGATATGTATTTCTTCATTTTGGATATGTATTTCTTCATTTTGGATATGTATTTCTTCATTTTGGATATGTATTTCTTCATTTTGGATATGTATTTCTTCATTTTGGATATGTATTTCTTCATTAATGATTTTTAACTCTTTTTTAAAATGCTTACTATTTTGATGTCTATTTAAATCAAATTTTCGTTTTGTTTTATAATCACAATATTCACAATAAAAATATTTAATATCCATATATAAAATGATAATATATATTTATTTTTTATATGCGTAATTTATTGTAATATGACGCGTTTTGCGTCTGTTTTATTGCGTCATTTATATTTTAAATCTAATATAATTATAAAAATGATATTGTAAATTATTATAAAAGTATTTAAAGAAATATTATTAATCTCCTTAAATATAAATTTGTTTTGATTTTAATGTAAATGGATAAAAATTGATTCTTTCCTTTTTATTATATTTTTACCCTGATATTAGAAGCAGTGGTCACCCATTTTACGATGTCATTGACTAAATATTGCCGTTTCAATTCTTTCTGTGTTAATACTCGTTGTGCTGATAAACATCATCATAACTTGTTTGAACGTCAGTTGTTATTTGCTATCATCAATGAAACTCCCGAAATTGCCGAATGTAAAGAGATTAAGGTTGCTAAACCTATCTGTAAGCATGGTTTGAGGTGTTTTGAGGTTGAATGTGATTTACAACACGGTCTAAATCCAGATGGGAGAAGAATTCTGCGAAAGAAGTTTGACAAAGAATTAAAAGCGATTCAAATGCGAAATAAGATTCGTTCCGAAATAGAGAATTACAGAAAAGGAGGTTCTACGGATTGGAATGAGTTGGATAGTCGTCCTTAAATTTGGTTTGGTTGGGAAAATGGCAAAATTAATTTTTTGTCATTTATCTATTTATTATATCTTCAATGATGGATGATAGAAATATTAATTCAATATCTTCTATAAAGGATGATATAAATATGAATTATATCTTCTATGAATAATCATTCAATATCTTCTATGAAGGATGATATAAATATGAATAATCATTCAAATCTTCAATTAAGGATGATAGAAATATGAATTATTATTTTTTTTAATAATCATTCAATATCTTCTATGAAGGATGATAGAAATATTAATTATTATTTTTTTAATAATCATTCAATATCTTCTATGAATAATCATTCATATCTTCAATTAAGGATGATAGAAATATGAATTATGACTTCTATGAACTATTATTCAAATCTTCAATGAAGGATGATAGAAATATGAATTATGACTTCTATGAACTATTATTCAAATCTTCAATGAAGGATGATAGAAATATGAATTATGACTTCTATGAACTATTATTCAAATCTTCAATGAAGGATGATAGAAATATGAATTATGACTTCTATGAACTATTATTCAAATCTTCAATGAAGGATGATAGAAATATGAATTATGACTTCTATGAATAATCATTCATATCTTCAATGAAGGATGATAGAAATATTGATTGTTATTTTTTTAATAATTATTGAATATAATTTCTATTAAGGATGATAGAAAGATGAATTCAAATCTTTAATGAATGATGATAAAAATATGAATTATATTTTTTTTGTATTAATTTTATTGTATATTATTAAAAAATGATAGTTAATAATACTATAACTATTAGGCAAAAACACTGATAATAAGACAAGATTATTGATATACATATGACTATTATATAGTCCTATATGATGTCGTATGTATCATTAATAGTCTAAATATTGTTAGTGTTTTTGTCATTTGTTTTTTTCTTGAATAATCATTCAAATATTCAATTAAAGATGATAGAAATACGAATTATATCTTCTATGAATAATCATTCAAATCTTCAATAAAGGATGATATAAATATGAATTATATATTCTATGAATAATCATTCAAATATTCAATTAAAGATGATAGAAATATGAATTATATCTTCTATTAAGGATTATATTTTTTTTGTATTAATTTTATTGTATATTACTAAAAAATGATAGTTAATAATACAATAACTATTAGGCAAAAACACTGATAATAAGACAAGATTATTGATATACATATGACTATTATATAGTCCTATATGATGTCATATGTATCAACAATAGTCTAAATATTATTAGTGTTTTTGTCATTTGTTTTTTTATTGAATAATCATTCAAATATTCAATTAAAGATGATAGAAATACGAATTATATCTTCTATGAATAATCATTCAAATCTTCAATAAAGGATGATATAAATATGAATTATATATTCTATGAATAATCATTCAAATATTCAATTAAAGATGATAGAAATATGAATTATATCTTCTATTAAGGATTATATTTTTTTTGTATTAATTTTATTGTATATTACTAAAAAATGATAGTTAATAATACAATAACTATTAGGCAAAAACACTGATAATAAGACAAGATTATTGATATACATATGACTATTATATAGTCATATATGATGTCATATGTATCATTAATAGTCTAAATATTGTTAGTGTTTTTGTCATTTGTTTTTTTCTTGAATAATCATTTATATCTTCTATTAAGGATTATATTTTTTTTGTATTAATTTTATTGTATATTACTAAAAAATGATAGTTAATAATACTATAACTATTAGGCAACAACACTGATAATAAGACAAGATTATTGATATACATATGACTATTATATAGTCCTATATGATGTCATATGTATCATTAATAGTCTAAATATTGTTAGTGTTTTTGTCATTTGTTTTTTTCTTGAATAATCATTTATATCTTCAATAAATGATGATAGAAATATGAATTCTAATCTTTTATTAATTATAATTTGTCATTAAAAAAGTATTTAAAAGGTTTTTATTAATCTCCTTATATTATTTTTTTTAAATATTCATTCAATATTTTTAATGAAGAATGATAGAATCATTTAAAAATATTTAAAGGTTTTTTATTAATCTCCTTATATCCTTTTTTAAATATTCATTCAATATCTTTTATAAATCTTCAATTAATATTGATTATTATTTTTTTAATAATGATTCAATATCTTCAATGAAGGATGATAGAAATATGATTTATATTATTCAATAAATGATGTTAGAAATATTGATTGTTATTTTTTTAATAATTATTGAATATGAATTATAACTTCTATTAAGGATGATAGAAAGATGAATTCTAATCTTCAATAAAATATGATAGAAATATGAATTATATCTTCTATGAATAATTATTCAAATCTTCAATAAAATATGATAGAAATATGAATTATATCTTCTATGAATAATTATTCAAATCTTCAATAAAATATGATAGAAATATGAATTATTATTTTTTTAATAATCATTCAATATCATTCAATGAATATCTTCAATAAATGATGTTAGAAATATGAATTATATCTTCTATATATAATCATTCAATATCTTCAATGAAGGATGATAGATATATCTCATTAAAAAATTAATATATAAATGATTTAAATGTTTTTTATTTTTTTTAAAATAATCATTTAAAACTTTTATTAAGGATGATAGAAATATATCATTCAATATCATTCAATATCATTCATATCTTGAATAAATGATGATAGAAATATGAATTATATCTTCTATGAATAATCATTAAAATTTTCAATAAATAATCATTCAATATCTTCAATATCATTCAATATCATTCAATATCATTCAATATCATTCAATATCATTCAATATCATTCATATCTTGAATAAATGATGATAGAAATATGAATTATATCTTCTATGAATAATCATTAAAATCTTCAATAAAGGATGATAGAAATATATCATTTAATATCATTGAATATCTTCAATATCATTCAATATCTTCTATAAATAATCATTCAAATCTTCAATGAAGGATGATAGAAATATGAATTATTATTTTTTTTTAATAATCATTAAATATCTTCTATAAATAATCATTCAATATCTTCTATAAATAATCATTCATATCTTGAATGAAGGATGATAGAAATATGAATTCAAATCTTCAATTAAGGATGATAGAATTATGTATTCTATAAAAAATGATTTAAAGGTTTTTTATTAATCTCCTTATATCCTTTTTAAAATAATCATTCAAAACTTTTATTAAGGATGATTGAAATAATCATTCATATCTTGAATAAATGATGATAGAAATATAAATTATATCTTCTATAAATAATCATTCAATATCTTCAATAATTGATTATAGAAATATGAATTATATCTTTTATGAATAATCATTCAAATCTTCAATAAAGGATTATAGAAATATGAATTATTATTTTTTTTATAAATAATTGATTATATCTTCAATAAAGGATTATAAAAATATATATTCTATAAAAAATGATTTAAAGGTTTTTTATTAATTTCCTTATATCCTTTTTAAAATAATCATTTAAAACTTTTATTAAGGATAATTGAAATAATCATTCATATCTTCAATAAATGATGAATTATATTTTTTTAATAATTATTGATTTATATCTTCAATAATTGATTATAGAAATATGAATTATATCTTCTATAAAGAATTATAAAAATAATAGAATTGATTTAAAGGTTTTTTATTAATCTCCTTATATCCTTTTAAAACTTTTATTAAGGATAATTGAAATAATCATTCATATCTTCAATAATTGATTATAGAAATATGAATTATATCTTCTATGAATAATCATTCAAATCTTCAATTAAGGATTATAGAAATATGAATTATTATTTTTTATAAATAATTGATTATATTCTTTTTAAAATAATCATTTAAAACTTTTATTAAGGATGATTGAATTATATATTCTATAAAAAATGATTTAAAGGTTTTTTATTAATCTCCTTATATCCTTTTAAAACTTTTATTAAGGATGATTGAAATAATCATTCAATATCTTCTATAAAGGATTATAAAAATAATAGAATTGATTTAAAGGGTTTGTTATTAATCTCCCTTATATCTTCAATAAAATAATTGATTTAAAGGTTTGGTATTAATTTTATTTTTTTTTTAAGCATTTTTTTAAAAAATTGATTTTCTTTTTTTATTATCCTTTTTATTCTATGGTTGAGTGTGTTATTTGTGCTGATTCTATTATTAATATTAATTGTGATATTTGTCATAATGGGATTTGTGATAATTGTTTTATTAGATTAGTTGATAGAAATAAGGATTCTTTTAAACATAAATGTCCTTTTTGCAAAAGTTATAATTTAAAAAAATGGGTTGATATTGATATTCCCGTTATTATTAAAATTTTTGAGAAACAAGAGGATACACTTTTGAAAGATTTTTCAGTTTTACATAATAAACTTTGTGATAAGGATGACGAAATTGAAAGATTGAAATCTATTATTAAACAAAATAATAAGGAAATAAAAAAGAATAATGAATTCATAGCAGAACAGACGAATATTATTAATAATACATTGATGAATTTAACTATAAAATCAACAGAGGATAAGAAGAAGATGTCATATCAGCGTTTTTATAAAATCACATATTGGGGTTTGAGAGAATCAGACATAGAAATAAGTGCGAAGGATGCGATGTGTCGTGTTAGAGAGTTATGGAGCGAATATAAGAAATCATTTGAATCTACTACTTCTTCTACTACTTAAAAAATAATATTCATATGATTATTTTTTTATTTATTATAATAGAAATGGTAATTAAAAAAGAAATTACAACTGCTGATTGTAAATTATGGTATGCTAATAAAAATGTAAATCCATTAACAAATAGAGCTATTTTATCAACATCTCCTATTTATAAAAGATTTCATAAAATATGTTCTAATAATAAAAATTACGATGTTTATAAAATTGTTAATGATTTTTGTCAATCTGTAAAAATACCTTCAAGTATAAATGAAAAAGATATTGATATATACAATAAAATTAATAATTTATGTTATAAAAAATCTAAAAAAGAAAGTATAGAACAAGAAACAACTAAAGATAAAAAAGAACATAAAAAACATAAAGAAATAGAAGAAACTAAATACCATAAAAAATATAAAAACAGTAAAGATAAAAAAGAAAGACAAGAACGAAAAGAAAGACAAGAACGAAAAGAAAGACAAGAACGGAAAGAAAAAGAAGAACGGAAAGAAAGACAAGAACGGAAAGAAAGACAAGAACGGAAAGAAAGACAAGAACGGAAAGAAAGACAAGAACAAAAGGAAAAAGAAGAAATTGAAAAACAAAAAATGGAGAAAAAAAATAAACCTAGTAATTATGATTTTTTAAAATCATTTATACCATCTTATTTTATTAATGATAGTAAAAAACAAATTAAATCAAATTCGTCATTATCACATACTGAAATTAATAAAGTAAATAAAAAAAATATGAGATTAGTTGAATATTTCAAAGATATTAATTTCAAAAATAATAATTGTTTAAAATTAACTGATAATAAAAATCAATATTTATTATCAGATAGTATTTTATTATATAAACAAGTTGGTAAAGCAGGTTTATATGGTATTGTTTATAAATCTAAAAATATTAATCCTGATTATAAAGAAATACCGAGATTTGTAGCAAAAATACAATTAATGACAAAAGAAGCAAAACAGGAATTATCAATATGTCAAAGATTAACATATTATGCTTTAAAATATAATATATGCCATTTTCCAATATTATATTCAAATTCAACTTGTAATAATATAATAAGAGATGATAAATATCCAAAAAATATTGCGGAATCAAAAAAACAGTTTAAAAATTATTCAATTTTATTATATGAATTAGCAAATGATAGTTTAAATTCATTTATATCAAATTATTATTCAAAATTAGATTATAAAATTTGGAAAAATATTTACGACCAAATATTTATGTCAATATTTATATATCATTATTTAGGTATATATCACGCTGATACACATACTGGAAATTTCTTATATACAAAAATAAAACCTGGAGGTTGTTTTCATTATAAAATAAATGGAACTGATTATTATATTGAAAATATTGGATATAAATGGATGTTATGGGATTATGGAATTTCTGTTGATTTAACTAAAAAAGTAAAACATCTATTTTTTTATGATTATACAAAAATCTTTTTAGGAATAATGCCTTTTAATCCAGAATTGGATAAAAATCCAATGTTTAAAAAAATATATGGTGCATTTGCAGAGGATAATGCAGTAGCTGGATTTTTAAATGAAAAATTTAAAATACCACCAGATATTAAAAAACTTCAAGATAAAATATGGAATCATTTTGGAGCACTTGATATACATTATAAAATAGCATATGCAATACCTGATACAGGTAAAAATGAAAATGATTGGTTCAAATACTTATTAGATAATAATATATTATTTTCAAAAGTCCCAATAGGAGATATAATATCATCCTCAATTCTTCAAAAAGAAAATTTAAATATTAAATATGAAGATATGAAATAGATTTAAGGAGACTTCCAATAAATCCTTAAATAAAAATTGACATATCTTGAAAAAAGAATTATTACTATGTTAATTAACTCTCTTATTCTTCTTTCCAGAATTTTATTCGGTTTGATATTAATAATAGGATTAATACTTGCTTATATTATTTGTATTACTATATTATTTGTTGCTATTATCCAATTATCAATACTAATTATTAGTATAGGCATTATAATATATGATATTATATTTTCATTATTTATAATTATGATATTGGGTATATATGATTATAAATTTGATTAATTATTTTTTTGTTAATTATAAGTTCTATATATTATATCAATAATATTTATAATATCTATCATAAATTCTATTATAAGTTCTATTATCATTCTATTATTATTACTATTATTACTATTATCATTTCATTATTATTATTATTATTATTATTATTATAATTCTATATTTAATATAGAATAAATGAAAAGAAAAATATCATCATCATCACAATCGCCATCTAAATTACCTCTTACAACTCGTTTTTTACCTAATAAAAAATTACAAGAAGAGACAGGTAAAAAATTAAATATTACTTCATATAATAATATACCATTTAATATTAGTTATAATACAAACTTAGGAACTAAAATCATTGGATTTTCTTATGCTATTAAAGTATCATCAAATTTTGAAAAAGATATTAAAAAAATTATTAAATCAAATCCAATATATTATTTAAATTATGATCCTAATTCTAGCAAATTTTTAAATATTGAATATGTAATATCTAAAATTAATGATTTTGTTTCTGCTGATGCTCAAGACGAAATAGAAACATCTAGATATGCTGAACCACAATTAGTAGATTATTATTTTAATGCTATTGATACTAATGGTAATTCTTATTCGTCTAATAATATAGATTATGAAGATCATTTATACACAGATGGAAAAAATTATTTTTATTTAAATAATCCTCGTGAAATAATATTATTTTTAAATAAATTATATAAATCAAATAATTATATCTTTCAATTACAAAAACCAGAAATATCAGGAGGCAGTAATAAAAATATGTATAAAGTTTATATTGAAGATAAAAAAACAAATAAATATTATATTAAATATAATTCTAAAAAATATTATTTAACTTCAACAAATATTTCTATGAAAAATAATAAATATTATATGAATATTGATAAAACCTATTTACATATTTATATATAAATTTGATTTATTTTTTTACTATTTTTATAAAAAATGATGGTTTAATTTCTATTAATCTTTTACCCTGATATTAGAAGCAGTGGTCACCCGTTTTTACGATGTCGACAACTATATATTGCCGTTTCAATTCCTACTGTGTTAATACTCGTTGTGCTGATAAACATCATCATAACCCGTTTGAGCGTCAGTTGCTATTCAGCATCATAAACAGAACTCCTGAAATAGTTCAATGTAAAGAGATTAAGGTTGCTAAACCTATCTGTAAGCATGGACTTCGTTGTTTTGAAGTTGATTGTGAAATGCGACACGGTCTTAATCCTGATGGAAGAAGAATTTTGCGAAAAAAGTTTGACAAAGAATTAAAAACAATTCAAATGCGAGAGAAGATTCGTGCCGAGATTGAAACTTACAGAAATGGAGTTTCTTATGATTGGAATGATTTGGATACTCGCCCTTAGATTTGTTTGGTTGGGAAAAAATGGCAAAAATTAAGTTTTTGTCATTAAAAAAATAATAGTAATAATTAGAATTACAAAAACATAAATATTTTTGTTTGTCTCTTTACTTTCCTAAAAAGCACCACACATATCAAGATGCTATAAAAGATAGATTCATTGATTAATTAGAATTACAAATGCCACCTCTACCTATGACATTTCACCCCTAACAATCCCCGCAATATTTTTCAGTACTATATATATCAAATTTTATTTTTTTTCTTAAATAATAATTCAAATTTAATAATAAAAACCCAAAAATCAAAAATCAAAAAACCAAAAACCAGAAGTTATTGGGAAAGATTTGCATCTTTTTTTGCTAAACAGGTACAAGTGCTATTTTACACATTCGCCGTTTTTCTAATCAATGCTGTTTTAATAGCAAAGTAGGAGAAGCAAGAACCAGTTATTGAATTAATTAATTAATCATTATTGGAGTAATAATATCTTAAAAGAACTATTTCATTTTTTACTATTATTAGTAATATTTAATACATTTTAATAATAAAAACCTAAAAACCTAAAAATCAAAAAACCAAAAACCAGAAGTTATTGGGAAAGATTTGCATCTTTTTTTGCTAAACAGGTACAAGTGCTATTTTACACATTCGCCGTTTTTCTAATCAATGCTGTTTTAATAGCAAAGTAG